ACCTTTCAATGTTGAAATAGAACCGATCGTCATTGGTACTAAAGTGATTGCATTAAACAGAGATGTTGTAAGTGTATCGGTATTTGCACCACCAACAATGCCATAATTTGTGTTTGCGAGATCCATCGTTAGATATGGGTTTACAAACAACGTATCAATGTTAACCGTTGACGTGTCTGATAGAGTATTGATAGAAAAAGTTGCACCACTTCCAGAACCAATCGCGTTTTCTTGAATGTAGTATTCACTACCATTCACGCTGATGTATCCGAATTCATAGTACTGTTGAGGGCTGCTTACACCTCGATACACACCGAGTTCAAAATTCGCGCGGCCAACCATCGAACCTACGATGTTATTTGAAGTTATGCCAGTTACCGTATATGAGCCTACTCCATTTGCGCTCAGCACATTAGTATTTGCAAACACACCACTTCTGTTGTTCACCACTATTTTAGTGTCAGTAGTGAGGTCAACTACGATGCCGTGAACTTGAGTGTTCGTTGTAAGCACCACATTTGCGCCGACGACGATTCCAGTAGTATTCGCGATGTACACATTCTGAATATTCTGTGTGACTGTGTCAAGATAGTTAATCACGGTGTTAGATGTATCAAGCTTAAATACAGTGTCTGAAACGCATATTGCGGTATTAGCATCAGTAGTAAAACCATATCCACCATCATTGATCACGAAATTCACAGTGTCAGTCTGAGTGTATGTCGCCAACACTTTTACGACACCGTCTTTACCCTGTCCACTATTGATGTTAAGAAGATCACCGATCTTGAAATTACCACCGCCATATTCTATAGTCATAGAAGTCAATGATCCAACAACAATTGGAGAATTTGCAGTGTTACCATCGTCAGTAATCAAGTCGCCTGTAGCAAATGCACCTGTGACATCTGATAGATAAATCACGTCGATGATCTTACTGTTAACACGTTTTGTGATAACTGTTTCAACAACACCTGATGCATTAAATCGATGTGAATAGACGCGCTTACCAAGAAATGTTTTTGAACGTTCTGAAGTGCTAACTTCAATATACTTTGGCTCTGTCCATTTCGAATCGGATAGCTTAAAGATGTCAGTGCTCGGGTAGTAAATCTCGATGTCTTCACCAAAGGCCAACCTCATAAAGAGTTTCAAGCCTTCTTCAGATCCTCTTGATCGATACTGATCGATGATATGCTTTACTAGGAATCGTGTATCAGACGTGCTCAAATAAGGAAAGTCTGCAAGATACTTTTTCTTAAAATGTACTACGAACTCATCGAGAGTAGTATCAACGTCAGTTGTTTCAAATAGATTTCTGTTTCGATATATTGAGTACTTTGGATCGCTCTCTAGAAATTCATAGTACGCTTTTACAAAGGCGATTAGGTTGTCGCCATCCTCACGATAGATCGCTGGAAATTGTGACGCAATGAGTTGCGATATTTGCTTTGGGATGTCTAATGTCATTTAAGCATCGTTATTTTAAGGTCTTGTGGACGAATTGATAGGATTCGAGTCTTTGGTGTAATGATATTTCCGTTGTGAGTAGTACCATATATTTTAATCTTACCTGAATAAGAATCAACTTTTAATCCAGTGATTGCTACATCACCAGTGATATAATCTACTGTTCCTATTCCAACTGCAACATAAATGATCTCACCAGTAGTGCTAATGCTGATTACATCGATTCCACCAATCGCATCATCTTGAAGATACGCCTGTACGCCATTGTAGACGAACGAAGAAGACAGAATCGCTGGAGCTCGCACTGTAGTGTCTGCGTTTGGTCTCAGTTCATTCGCAAAACTGAACTTGAAATTAGTAGAAGAATTGACAAGTGGAGCGATTTCAATTATCGCTCTTACATATGTTTCATTCGATACGATTGCTGCATCGGTGTTATCGATTGCCGCGACAAACTTAGACGCTTGAAAACTCGATTTGAATGCCTCGAGGTTATTCGTAGAGTACGAGACAATTGTGTCATAAACACTTTGGCGTAGATCGGACTCAGTCTTGCTATAGTTAGTTGCATCATAAGTAACAGTCGTATCTACTTCAACATACATGTATTCAGCTGATCGAATCAATGCTTCAATACCGATAGCTGATTTAGGAGCTATGTAACTACGGTAACGATTTGCGTCGAACGCAGTCATTGGGCGATTCTCTTGATGCTGAATCGACACAATGACCTTGCCATATTGTGGTGGTACTGCATTCTCTCCACCAAACGCAAGGACTGACTTGATCTCTGGAAACGCAGACTTAAGCAAGATCTCGTAGTCACTTGCTGTAATTGCTCGGTCTTGAACTTGCAGTGCCTTTGGTGCAAAGAACTTGATCGAATCGATCGATTCACGCTCAGCGCCGCCTTTTGATATAGATGCCAAACTGACTACTGAGTTATAACCATTTATCGTTGAAGCAGCGGCAAAGCTCGTGATACCATTGGCTTCTTCACCAGCAGTGATTCGATATTCAACTATAACGATGTTGCCAAGTGTTGGTTCTGTACCATAAGTGTTGTTACCAAATGAAACTTCATAACGATCGCCACCGTATGCTTGGATATAGTAAACGTTGTCTGTTGCACCTACACCAAAGATGTTCGTCTTGAGAGTCATCTCTGTGACGTTAGTCGAGGAGATACCTTCACGGACCGTGACTTTGATGCTTGAGGTATCAGCAGTGTTATTCGAAAGAATGTATCTTTGTGAAGGATCGCCATTGACAACGAACGATTCTGTGATATAAGTACCTTCGAAGATGTCTAATCCATACGCGATGTACTTGTTGTTGTACGGATAGACTGTCATTGCTTCTGGGTTATAGAAGTTGTACGTCTGGCTTCCACAAACAGCCTTGAACTGAGTCTTTGCTGGAATCGTCACAAACGCTGGAGAGTTAGCAACATTGAGTGATACGTTCACAACTGCTTTTGCAGAAGATCTTGAACGTGGTGTGTAGTTGATTTCTTTCGCATGTGATACCACTGACTCACGTAGTTGTGCTGAATCAAGGAACATCTCTGCAAATGCCATGTTCGTATAGAAGTTATTTTGGAATGTGTTATACGCCATAACGTCTAACAACACATTCATGTTAGACCCTTCAAAGTCGTAGTCTTTGAATCGATCTTGACTTGACAAGAACGTCTTAAGATTTTCTTTGACTTGCAAGAAGTCTAATTCTGTGATCGGTGTATTCGTTGCCATCATCTTACCCTATCGAGCGTGACCGTTAGTACAATTGGTTCTATCTTATTTATTATGTTGAACGTAATAATAATTTGCAAATACAGTGTATCGATGCCATCATATACGTCAACAGAGATAAGATTAGCCCGCGGTTCATAGTTATTGATTACATTTCTGATCAATTCTTTTGAGAACTGAATGTTAGCAGGAGTCACATTATCAAAAAGCATCTTACGTATGTCAGATCCGATTTGTGGTTGAAACAACCTTTCGCCTCTGTCAGTTAAGATTAGATTACGAATAGACTCTTTCACTGCTTCCTCATCGGTTTTACGCGCGAGGTCAAAGTTGACTGGGCTTTGAGTCAGATCTTTATGAAAGTCTGTGTAGATGTCAGATCGTCTTTTACTTATAGGTGTAAGCATGGCTTTTCCTCTTTGTATATTTATGCGCCGAAGACGTTGGTTGAATCAAGCACAACACCACCAGTATCATTGACGCCGGTTGTAGTTGCGCTACTCGATACAACTGCTTGGCGATCGAGTGCCCTTTGAATAGATGGATCTACACCATCAGGAATGTTAGCTCCTGCTGCAGGCGAGATCTCTTCTTGACTCGACGCAGAAGGAGTTGATCCACCGCTTCTAAACTTGTCATTACGATGAATAGACAACGCTTGACCATTACGTGATCCCCATATGCGTCGAGGACCAATGTCGATGTGGATGAAGCTATTGTACGTACCAATTCCGCCAATGCCTTCTTGACTTGCGTACTCAATGAAGGTGTTACGAAACTCGTCAGTGTTTCCAAATCGAGTCATGTCGACGTCTAGTGCCATACCTGACATGTGATAACTATTTTTTGCAGCACCAGGTTGCTTAGCGTTATATCCTGGACTACGATAACCAGAGTTGATCGTAAACTTCTTACCGCCGAGACGCTTAGCGATTCTGAATAGAATCAGTAGCACCTCAGGTTTGATCATCTTCACGCCTGCACTTACAATTGGATCGTTTTGGTTAATCACTTGAGAACCGAACTCAACGTACTGATTACCTGACGTAGTCAGAGCACTGTACATCGCCCACTCTTCATTCGTGAATGGCGTAGTAACATATGATTTCGCGTTAACACCTGGTGTGTTTTCACCGTTCACCTTACCCGCCATTCTTTCGCGAGCAGCAAGCACTTCAAATGGGTCCATACGGTAACCACCAGCAGTGATGCTTCTTGCACGAGCGAGGTTTGAGATGTTACCAAGAGTGATCTGTTGCATGGCCACAGTTGACATCATTGCCTTTAGTGCGTCGAGCGGTGACTTCATGAATTGGCTCAAGAACTCAGTGAGTTGGCATAGACGATACAGCATGTACGCAATTGCCTCAGGTGTAATCTCTTCAAATCCGCCTGCCATCTTTGCGATGATCTCTTCGATCTTTGATTTCAGGTTTTCCATATTCAAGTCGCTGAAGAACTCTTTGGCCTTCTTAAACTTTTCAGACATGAATCCCATCAC